CATCTTTAGCTAAGACTGCATGTGACTTAGTAGGATGATTAGGCGTTCTCTTAGGTTTATTATACCCTGAGAATGTTTCCTTACCCTTCTTAATCATTTCTTTTTCTTAGCTGTCTTTGCTGATTGTTTAAATGCCATGGCTGTAGGTGCGCCTTTACTTCCTACCTTACGCATCTTTTCACCTGAACCTGCCTTGATTCTTGCTTTCTTGGCTAAAATATTTGCGTATAAACCTGGTTTATTTGCCACGTTTAGCTGCCTTTTTCATAGGCTTAGCAGCCATTTTGCTGCCTGTTTTCTTTGCGTATTCTTTAGCTTCCATTTTACCTTTTGAAGTGTAAGGAAATGCTTTAACTCCACTTTTTGTTTTTACCATTGGCATAATTATTTACCTTTCTTTTTAGATAGACCAGCTTCGCTAAGTGCGATTGCCAATCCTTGAGCTTTAGATTTTACTACTGGACCTTTTTTAGAACCACTATGCAACTTACCTGCTTTAAACTCTTTCATCACTTTGCTGATTTTTTTTGATGCTTTCGTCTTTGCTTTCATTATCTTTCCTTAACTTAATAAATCGGTGGTCATATCTGCAATCATTACACAGGCTATACTCGGTGAAGTCAAAAGGTTCACCGCATTGTTCGCAAATAGATAGTTTCATAAAAAGAAAAAGCCCAACCACGGAGAGAGTGCAGTCAGGCTTTTGTGGGATTACGTTATTAGTAGGCAGGAGTTGCCCATATAGGCGCTATTATAGCACGAAACAGTATTTCTGTTCAACAACATTATGCGTTTATTCGTCTTCCTGCTATTGTCAGTAAATTATCGTATGCCATATCTAATTGCCAATAAAAGGCTAATGGTGGTTTAGCACCTAAGTATTTAGCATAGATAGCATCTTGTTGTCCTTGTTCTAAGCTATGCACAATAGCGTGTATGGTTCTGACATTAGACATATCCTGGGCAGAACACATCTCTTCAAACGCTTCTGAAGTTGACTCACCACCGGATGACATGCCTATGCTTTTAGATGGATAACCCAAACGGTGATTATCCGACTTCATCCATAAAGCCCAATCCTCTAGGATGGACAATAAGCGTTCCATACTAATCATATTGTGTTAGCGTATAAGCTACGCTTTGCCCAAATGTTTCTTGTGTAGTTCTTTGTTGAAGGTTATGTTTAGCATCATCTGCGTTATGACTGATAACACCTTTTATCTGGTCTTCTGTGAAGTTTGCTGTGTGTCCAAATATACCTTGTAGTGGATGTGGCTGTGGAATGTAATAGTGCATAAGTCTATTATCTTTATCTTTGAATGCGTGTATGTGACCTTCCATCTTCATGGTCACAAGTAAATTTTTAATAGTATTGTAATTGCCATTTACATGTGCTGCTATATCTTTTATAGCTTTAGGCTCTGTAAGATAAGCTAGTATTTTATCTCTAATGTTCACGATATGTCCTTAACTTTACAGCTCCACTTTTTTGTTTTTGCATCCATGTGCCAACCGTGGACATGTATCAAAATATTTGCATCACGAACATAACCTACATTTTCATGGTCAGCTATTTTTTTAACTCTTGCAGACATATTGCTAGCAGTAGTAGTTTGTACGCATAGTATTTGATTTGGCTTTAAAGCTAAAATATCCCCAAACCCCCAAAGGTCTTGACGTATTCTTGCGTAATAATTGTAGTGTTCAGTAATCCAACAAAACCATCCATCTGCTCGTAACTGAGCCAAGCTCAACTGCGTTGGGCTAATCTTCGCCAAATTGTTCTCCATTAGGTTTACTTATGCCATCTTTAAATCTTTTCTCTACATTACCGGTAGACTTATTAAGTTCGTATTCATAAGCGTGTGGTGAAACGTCAGGACTGTTATTTTTCTTTTTAAATATCTTGTCCCAGTTATCTTGTGCTTCTTGTTCAGAAATTAACAATGGTCTTCTTCCAGAACCTTTACCCATTTATTTTACTCCTATCATGTCATGTTCAAAAAGATATTGCATAGTTTTTATATATGCCCTATTCCACATATCCCTACGTTCTTCTTTTGTTAGTTCCTTTCCATTGTCTAATTGAACATGGCACTCTACACATAATGCTGCACATAATGCGTCAGAATTTTTAAGACCCATACCCTTACCCTCGTTTCTATGAGCAGCACAAACCGTTTCAGATTGTATGCCACAATGTTGACAAGGTAACTGTCTTAATAATTTAGTGAGTTTCGTATTGCGGTAAACCATCTTGAAATGAACATCCATATTCGTTAGCAAATCTTAATACATTTTCAATAAGCTCAGCAAATTGAGCTGTATCTAAATCAGAAGTTGAAGGAACAACCACTACCGGTTGACCAGCTATTTCTTTAGCATATTTAAGGTATTTATATTTCATAAGCTCATGTAACTCATCTTTAGTATAACCTAAATAGTCTGATAATCCTTCAAGTAATGTCCAATATAAATCATTTTGGCTCAAATTTCTTATGGGTTTACGTTCAGTCACTTGCACTTTCCAAACTTTACTAAAATCAAGTTCTTTTAGTTTCGTTATTAAAATTGGTAAATTCATTCTTGTTAAGTTGAAATTGAACTTTATCATCTCTCCATCCTTTCGTTTTAAATATTTGTCCGTCTTTAGAAGTTGCTTTGTATTGAATGTCATCTCCAAATACTTTTTTGCATTGTTTGATAAATTCATTTATGGTCATGGTCTATCCCTGTAACGTAAAGATTTAGAATGAAACCATAAAGGAACAGAACCTTCCCATTCAAAATGCCTTTGCTTATTTACAGCCATAAATCCATCTGGAACTATCCTAGCATCTTCTTCAGTCAGTTTACCTTCCAATAAGTCTTTTTCTTTTTTCTTATTACGGTACACCGAAATACAATTGTCCGCTAGATTTGTTATTGTCGCAGAACCTGCCACGTCAAACTTACTAGGCGTGTGAGTGGTCTCGTCTATTGTTTTTCTGCTATGTGCGATTAAGTGAATGTGGACATTTAAATCGCGTGCAGCTATACAAAGCTGGTCAACAAATTTCTTCTGCCCATTGTAATCATCTTCATTTATAGAACACTTCATTAAACTATCTACCACGAAATGCTGAATACCTAACTGCTCAGCTCCATAGTAGATAACAGATAATACTGCTGTAGGATTTGTGCTGCCTAACTGGTCGTACAAAAATAATTTTCCAGTTGCATCATTGCAAAACTGAGTTATCGCTGTCTCTGTGGGTTCGTTAGTACCTACAGATTGACGGATATAGCGTGCTAGTGTACTCCTACAACTCATCTCAAAAGAACATATCATAACCTTGTAGTTCTCAATGAGTTTAAGCGTTACATAGCTCAAAAGCATTGATTTGCCATGTCCTGAATACCCCGACCAAATACTCGTCTCCCCTAAACGAAGTCTGAAATTCTCTGCTTTATCAAACGGAAGATACGCACCACTTTGTATTTCACCAGAAAAATATCCAATAGTAGACTCAATAAAAGTATCTGGACTCTTAATTTTACGGTACTCATCACTTTCTCTCCTAAAAAAATAATTCTTTATTTTATCCTCATTTACTATTAAGTTCTCTACTTTTTCATCTAATGACATATTTGGTAAGCCTCTCTCAATCTATTTACAGCTATCATTAATCTATCTTTATCTTCTTGTGGTAAGGTTTTTCCGTTAGCAACTTCTAGTCCAGCTAATGCTACAAGCAATGTTTCATTTGAAATAGCTTTTAAAACAGCATAAGGATTAAAAGGTTTTGAAACAGGTTTAAAATCACCTAAACGCTTTGGAACAATATCGTCAAATGTTAAACCTACAGCTCCCAATATATCATTAGCAGCACAACCTGCAAAGCAATGGATTAAAATTCTTTCATCTGGTAAATTTTTAATACTTAAAGATGCGGTTTTATCCTGGTGAGCTGGACATAAACATTGGTATTCATCTTTACCAGACCTGTAAGACTTTTCAAAGTAACTTAAGAAGTCATTTATATTCATGATAAAGCCTTAATAAAAGTTATCTTCTCTTCTAATATCTTCTTTTCTTTTCTCATATCATCTTCTATCTTCTCCTCTCTAGCATATTCCTTATATTCATTGTGTATAATTCCAGCTATGTCACCATCAAACCAATCCTTAAGGCTGTTTAACATAGAGGTAATATACTCTGGCTCTTTATGCAACCTAAAGCATACTTTTCTTAAGTCTGGAAGTTCTCCATTACGTTCAGATGCTAAACACCATAATTCAAATAGGGTTGATTTTTGGTCAGAATTAAGTTCATGCCAGTCAGGGTCGTTAATAATATCCCTGCCATAAACCTTAAACCAAATCATAGACGATTTGTTCTTAAAATGCTGAAACTTGCTCCAATTGCGGACTTTCATGGTTCTTCTCCTGTGGTTAAAATATTTCAAAAAACATTATCATAGCTAATTATCATTTGCAAGATATTTATTTAAAATTATTTGTATATATTTGTTATATAGCTATTGTATATTTTTTTGTACCTGATATAGTTCTGTTATCGCAATTAATTAACAAGGAGAGAAAAATGAAAAGTTACACAATGGCTCAAAAAACAGAAATGGCTAAGAGTGAATGTGCAAAGGTATACAAAGAAAATCCTAACATGGACTTAGATGAGCAAGAAGAGTTATGTTATTTGATTAAAGAGTTTATTTTTAACGAATTACCAACTGTTAAATAAGGAGAATGTTATGAAAGTTAATGTAGAAATTAGACAAGGTAATGGAGAAGATAATGGTTGTGTATATGTAACTATAGGTGATTGGGTTGTTTATCTTGACAATTCAACTGGAGAAAAAATTGTTGAGACTTGTGACCCAGAAACTCGTGCCAGACCTTTTTATAAATATGACCAAAGAATTTAATTAATACTAAATAAGGAGAATATATGAACTACGCAGAAGCTAAAAAATTAGTAGGAAATCAACCTACTTATGCACTAAGAAATATGGTTGTAGCTTTATCAACTATGCAATTCTTAAACACTTCAGCAGAGAATTTAAGACTAGAAGCTGCAAAAATAGTACTTAAAGGTGACCCAAACGATAAACCAGAACCATTTAAACAATACGCACTTACTGGCGGTCCTGGTGTTAAATCTATAGCAAATGGCAATACTTGGGCTGAAAGTGAGGTTGCGTAATGGAATATCCAGTAGGAACTAAATTTATGAGCATTGGTAAATACCCTAAAGAATGTACTGTAATAGACGTTTTAAAGACCTATAACAGCAACAATGAATTAATAGAGATAAACTATAATGCTGTACATAATTTCTTAGGGCAAGAAGTAATACAGAAATATTTGCCTGCAGCGTCAATAGCTAGGGGTATTTTTGAGCTAGAAAGAAAGTTAAAAAAAGATTAAAAAGGGTATTGTATTTATTTTTAATGTGTATATACTGTGTATATAGTAATTAAATAACAAGGAGAGAAAAAATGGTTGCTAAAAAAGAAAGATACATTCCAGCAGGTTATGTTCCACTAGCTATAGAAAACGCAGCAGACGTAGTAGTTTACACAAACAATGATAACGGTAAGTTTTCTGCCATTTGTTTTGCTGGCAAGGCTGTTAATCCTACTTGGTATTATTTGTTTAGAAGTGAAGAAGCTATGTTGGCTCAAGTTGCTAA